AAGCTACCCATCTTCATACTCTTGAAGTAGTCTCTAGCCATCTCTTCACGTCTCTTCTTGACCATCCTATCGACACCCTTCTGTTCATTCTGAGCGTTAGCGTCAGCCCAGAAGGCTACAGCCATCGCCAGTGCATCAAGTCTATCGTCATGACGGAGACACCCACGCTCACGGGTGAGACGGGACATCTGGTAGATAAGGGACTTGCTTAGGCGTTTCTCTTGGTCATACTTCTGGATTGTCCTGTAGTCCTCTTCGATTACCTTGGTGTCAAATACCATACGGTGTTTATTCATGACAGGTTCGAGAGTGTCAGCGATACGCATCTCCTTCTGAGTGTGATGACGTACCTCTTCGATACCACAGCCGTATATCCGGTGGACTACCTCTTGGAACACCTTGGTAAACAGACCGTCACCGAAGTTACTCTCCACGACAATCTTGTTTACCTTGTATTGCTTTGCCAGAATAGCCAGAGGGTTGAGTACAGTCTGTTCGTCGTAGCCCCCGGCAAAGCCACCACAGCGTAACACGTACGTATAGCCGTTAAGATGGGCTGTAATTGCGTAGCCTGTCTCATCGGCACCCCTACCAGAGGGGTCAACCGCCATGATTATACCCTGATATGGGGCGTGGACCTCGTTAAACCCTGCCGGACCGTGCATATAGTCGCCAGACATAGCTAAGTTAGGGAGATCTAGGCGGTTCTTGGGGTGGGGTTGCCAGTTCCAAGTCATTGGGGCCTGTTCAGGGTCCAAATCAGTGATCATGAGGTCCCGCATCTTCAGAGGATACTTCTCCTCATCAGATAGGGCAGTGTTAAGCATGAACTGTAGCTGGTAACCGGCCCTACCGTAGGACGCCTTACGTTCCATCAGGTCCTCTGCGTCAAACCGCTGGGGATCTGTAGGTTCGCCTTCCTTCAGGCCGAGCTTAGAGATGAATGGAGACAACGTATCCCGGTACTTGGGGATGTTTGCTTCCTCAGGCATCTCCGCAGGCCACACACGGATCTCATATCCACGCTCAGGTAGCTTGTTGTAGAGGCTATCTTCGTTCTGTGGGGTACCCAAGTAGATGATACGAGAGGTATCCAGAGGCTTGAGGATAGCGTCAAACTCACGGACGCTCTCAGAGAGCTTGTCACGGGCACCCTGCGTGTCTGAGTTGTTAGCGACCTCTACGTCATCGGCAATCAGGATGTCTGCACGAGAACCCGTGAGCTGCCCTGAGATACCCGTAGATTTAACTGAGGGGGAGTGGTCAGCCCTAGCGGGGCCAACGTCGAATGAGAGGTTAGATGAGCGTTGATCTGGACCGGGCATCAGATGTTGACAAATGTCTAGCTCAGCGATGATCCGCTTACAGAAAACCGAGAAGGCGTCCGCTCTGTCCTTAGACGCAGAGACTACCATGATTTTCTTGTCAGGGTCATTCAAGAGGATCCATACGACGTACGCAGAGGTAAGCCATGATTTTCCGACGCCACGGAATGCGGAGATCATGGAACGCTTAGGGCCATCTTGCAGGAACTGAGCGATGTCGTATTGGACGGGAGTAGGATCAGGGAGGTTCAGGTGTTTCCACAGGACGTACGTGAAAAGCCTGAAGTCTCCCTTGATCTTTTCGAGGTTAGTTGAAGGTTGTTTGGTCATCGGCTTCGTCGTCTGCTCCAAAGTCAGGCAAGAGGGTACTCAAGGTGCCCATGGTGTCGGCTTTCTCAGGTGCCACGATAATATGGTTGTCCTTGAGAAACTGACGTACGGTGTTAAGCTCAGAAGGGGAGATGTCCCCCGACTGGAGCCTTTCCACGAAGTGATCGGTCATCAACTGCTGGATCAGGTCCAGCGAGTTCTTAATTGTAGACATAGATATGCTCCATACGGCCCTGTGAAGCTCACAGAGCGCCGTTGAGGTTATTCTGGGGTGATTGTGAGGGAAAACCCCCAGAGGCTCTGTACGAGCTCCTGAGGGCTTCCTAGTTAGGGTGTATCAGTGACTAGATCGGCTGCACTAAAGTTGTACCCTGTGAGTGGTGCGTTCCCACTAAGATCAGAGATGGAAGTAGTTGATGCTTCAATCTCGTAGTAGTGCGTAGGAGCAGAAGCCAGTTGGCTCAAGTCCTGAGTAGCTCCAGAGTTGTAGATAGCTGCTAGGTTAGCAGACTGGTCTGAACCCCAAATAGCTACTTGGTTGATTACACCGCTGTAGTAGTTGTTGTGGACGTTACTAGCACGCCCAATGCGATAGATGTTGTCGCTTGGGTTAGCACCGCTAAGAGCGCCGTCATAACCCCCGCCAGAAGCAACACCTGTAGGTGTCTGGAGTACACCATCAACATAGATGCTGAACCTGCTGTAGTAGTTAGCAGCATCGGCACCGACACTTCCTGTAGTGCCCCCGTCAAAAGTGACCAGTACGTGTTGCCACGTATTAGCTGTAAAAGCATTGCCACAGACAAGGATGATGTTGTTGTACACGGTACCGTAGTTCAGAACTAAACTTGTACCACCATTTTGCTTCAGAGTGATTGCTCCGCCATTGTAGTCATCTCCAGCACCATAAACCATCAAGGTCTGAGTAGATGTTGAGGATGATGGCTTTACCCACATCGATACAGTCCAAGCACTGCCGTCACCGTTTGTTGCCCGTTCTAAAGCAGTTACGTTGACAGGGTTTCCTTGAAGCCAGTTGGTAGAACCATCTAAATCTATGGACTTAGAGTTAGTGTAAGCGGCTTGTGCCACGTTAAGTGTAACCGTGAAGTCAGTAGACCCACCTACAGCGTTAGCAGCCTTACAGTTAATGACATACGCATCGGAGCTTCCTGTGAAAGCTGGGGCAGTCCCGATAATAGCGCCAGTGTCTTGAACCATTACAGCCCACGCCGGGGCGTCAATCTCAACGTACTGGTTCACGATGTCCGAGTTTGCATCTAAAGCGATCTGAACGTTAAAGGCCTGACCTTCATCAACAGTAAACGCTTGATCAGAGATGTCAGGTGCAAAGTCGGTCACAGGCTGAGAGCCTTGACCAATCGTCTGCTTCGAGATTACAGGGATCGAGTAGTATGCCCTGTTGCCTTTTACGCCGAAGTACAAGTGAATAGGTGATCCGTCACCATCTACCTTAGCCGTCGCAACCTTCTCGTTGTTGTCCTCAGAGAAGATCGTGATCGAGTTGTCGGACAAGTAACGCAAACTGAACAAACCTTGCGCCAAGCCAGTACCAGTAGTGCCGGAGGTTGAACCCTTCCGGTAACCCACTACACCACCGCCGTTGTCAAAGTAGTACGTAGAGTTAGTGTTTACATTCCAGTCACTTACGCCGCCAAACTCGAAATCAAGGGCTTCGTTGGTTTCGTACGTAAACTGGTTATCTAGCTGTTCCTCAGCAGTCGAGACGCCTGTAGCAGCGTTCGTGTAGTTAGTCCCAAAGTAGTCGCCTTGACCGACTTCATCGAGCATAAACGTCAGCTTCTCGCCGGGACTAATAGACAGTCCAGACTTTAACACCGTGTGGTCAAGGATGCCGTTTATGATCCCGCCTTCAGTATTGGCGAAGTCGTGTGCAATTTCCCATATAAAGTCATGGCTGTCGATGATGCCGTTAGGGAACACACCGCCAGACCAACAGCCCATCTGCAAGTTGAACTCAGTAACAGCTAAGGGAATAATTGTCTTAGCGATCTCAGTCTCAGTCCCGCCAGACAGGGCGAGCAGTGTGAGGTGACCATCACTGCCGAACCGAATGCTTAGCGGGTCATTGTCTGCAACAACGTATTGCGTACCGGTGATCAGAGCAGTGTTAGTGCTATCGATAAACCGAGTGCCGCCATTAAGGAATGAGAAACATGTCTGCCAGTTGTTAGGGTCAGTTTGACCGTCGCTAAATGTTGTCGCCGCTTCAGCGCCATCCCAGATACCAAAACGCATCTGCTGTAACACGCTTACGTTCCACTTAAACTCTTGGCCACGCTTCAGCTTCTGACCGAAGTAGTATGGGCCTTGAGTGTTTAGGTTTTCACCACTAGCCATCACGTAAGCAGACGTTCCAGATGCTACCTGTTGATCGGCATTGGTTCCGTAAGAGATGTACCAACGGTCGTTAGTTGCAGACTGTGTGCTACCATCAATCATGTTGGACACGTCAATAGTTACTGTAGAAGCATCCGTCATTGTCAAAACCAAGTCGCTGCCATTAAGCGCACCACTGGCCACAAAGTTGTTTGTGTCTACGCCCAGTGTTGTCACGTCTACTGTGTACGACGTACTGTCTTGTAGGGTAATCACAAGGCTGTTGTTGACCATCGCAAAGCCGGTAACCGGGTTAGGAGTTACAGAACTTGCAAAGCCAGCCGTGTTTGTAAACAAGTTGTTGAGCTGAGTAACCGCTTGGTTTAGAACGGAATTTACCATAGAACCGTCGATGCTTACAGCGTTCACAGGCAGGCTCTCAATAATTATCTTAGCGCCGCCACGAACCTTTATCTGGATCTCAGTACCGTTAGCAGTTGCTTCTAACGTGTTAATTGGATGTGGGACCAACAGGGTATCCGTAAGGGTCAGGTCACGTAATAGAATAGATGAACCCGTGCTTTCCAGCCCGAAGTCCATCGCCTTGTACTTCAGGTACGGACTAATTAGTTCGAGGTCCTTATCTTCGTACAGACGGTTGTGGACGATTGCTTGGTAACGGAATAGGCCCGTGTTGGGATCTACAGTGTCACCTTGGCGTACTTGGAATACACCCAAGTCTACATCCGTAGCGTTGTCTACCTTCTGGATAACTGCTCGAAGCGTCGTACCCGCATGGACATCTACCGGGTGATCGAAGAACCACTCAATGACATCACCGGGGTAGATCACGGTGCCTGCTGACGACCGAGGAGCGTTACGTGGTAGCTCCTGCATATAGACCTGCTTACCGTTAATGATGATGCGGTACTCAAGACGTACGGTCTCAGGGACCTCTTCAGCGGCTACCGTAGTAATGCCAACACCAGAGATGTTTATACCAAAGTAGTTGTCTCCGTCATAACCCACAGAAGTCAGTGGATCGGGAGCGCCTCCCAGCGGTAATGAAAACATGTCTGTGTAGACACGACCACTTGGAGGTACGAAGCCTGAAGCACCACGGTTTTCAGTAACGCTCTGATCTTTCAACCCACCCCACATGGGAAAGAAGTTGATGTCAGAGCTAAGGTTGGTGAAGTAGATGTTCTCAGAGCCAGACGACATCTTGTGCTGCTCACCGAGGTACAGCGAGTTAAGCGTCGTTTCAATAGCTTTGTCTGAAATAAGACGACGTGTATTTTCGTCGTATTCCCAGTGGGATAGGAACTCAGTCTGATCTTCAGTAAGGCCATCTCCGCCAGAACCCGACTGAGGGATCATGTTCCCCTTCATGTTGTTATCTGGCATATTAGCGTACCACCCACGCTTTAGCGTTGCCTGTAGCGACAACCCGCATAGCGTTGGCAAGCACTACTTCGTAAATACCGCTCTCAGTGAAGTTACTGATCTCCATGAAGGGACCACCTACGGAGCCTTCAAGCGATACTGTTCCGTCTGTGATCTCTACTTGGAATACACCACGGGAGTTCTCATCGGAGTTATTAGGGTTAATAGGATCTGAGGTGTAGGCATTGTAAACGCCTGCGGGATCTTTGAACTGCATTCTCTGTCCTTTAATTAGGGGTCTGTAGTGTTAGCCCATTGGGGCTGGTAGGAAGCTGTGCCGCCTTGAAAGCCAAGGGGATCAGGTCGGGGATAACTGTGGTCGCCAAGAAGACGGTCACTGCTATTGCAATTCCCCAGTAAATCATTGAGCGAGACTTCCACGTCTCTAGGTTCCGAAGACGTAGTTCGTGGTCGTCCAGTAGCGCTTGTCGTCGGTCGATCTCTTTGATCATTTCACGGATAGCCGCAGTGTTTTCTGTAGCTATTTTGGTTATCGCACGGATTTCCTCCGAGTGACGCCTTACGTCTTCCTCGATGTAGTCCGTACGGTCCCAATCTTTGTTGGCCATATGAGCCTCCTGAGAGCCGTTACGGGCTTGGGTGAGTAGTTATATAGGGAAGACCCCCAGAGGCTCTGTGTGAGCTTCTGAGGGCCGTATAGAAGGTGTTTATGTGTAGGTTGTCGTATCTTCGCCAGCAGTGCTACTAGCCGCATCGACGCTTGTAGACGGGAAGGATCGCCCAGTACCCCAAATGACACGGACACCACCATCGGCACCTTGGCCTTCAGCATTACTTTGCCAAAGGCTACCTATCTGATAACCACTAGCCCCACCGTACTTACTTGCGGTGGAAGATGTAGTATCGTTATAGCTACCACCGTCTCCGCCGCCTGATCCGCCATGACCGCCACTATTGCCATCGTTTGCGGCGCCGTTACCGCCTGTGCCGCTGACGCCTTCTCCGTAGATGCCTACACCGCCGCCAGAGCCAGCGAACCAGCCGCCACCACCACCACCGGCACCACCGGAACCATTTCCGCCGATCCGGGCATCACCCGACGCCGCAGTGCTTGCACCAACACCACCGGCACCAGAATAGCCACCAGCGCCACCGCCGCCACTATATCTGCCAGTACCGCCGTTACCGCCGTTACCGCCACCGTCGCCAACGTAAGTACCGCCTACTCCCGAGGTAGAGTTACTTATGGCATTCCTACCAGAGTAACCTACACAAGTAGAAGTGTCCTTGAAGTAGCTGTCGGAGCCGTATCCACCTACGTCTGGGCTTGGCGCACTGCCGACCCGTACTTGGATTGTTTCGCCGGGAGTAACCGCAATGTCATTCGCCCATCCAAGACCGCCACCGCCGCCGCCTGAACTCTGGTTTCCTGACGAGTAACGACCGCCGCCGGGACCGATACAGACGACACTTACGCTGTAAACGTCTGCGGGGACGGTCCAGCTGTGCGTGCCTGTATTTTCGAATAGCACGCCGCCCGGTGCAGCCGTTGTTACCGGCCCACCTGAAACAAAGTAACTAGGGTAAGGTGCAAGAAGAATACTCATGTTACACCACCGTTAAGTTAGCTGAGGACAGTACAACAACCGTACTAGAAATCACTGTTACAGTCATAAGGGACTTATCAGCAAGTGTAGTTGTACTAGCACTAATATCTGTAGCAGACCCATCTTCACGCACCGTAGTAAACCCTGTGTAAGCAAGGGTAACAGCAGCGCCTGTGTTGTTGTAGACTGTGCGGATGTCTCCCGACAAGAGGTTAGTATTTACCAGCGTCAGCGTCGTCGTAGTTGCATCAGACAGGTCACTGATACCAGACCCACTAGGGGAGTGGTCGGCAGTTGTTGGGCTATCCAATTGCGGGGTATTGTCAATAGAGACAACGATGTCTACATCAGCAGAGCCGTTGAAGCTCACGGAACCCGTTGCGTCACCACTCAAGGAGATCGTACGGGGAGTCGTAAGGTTATCAGCGGTTGCCAGTGCAGCAGACACTTCAACGAACGCAGAGCCAGACCAGCGGTAAGTCTTGTTGTCACCTGTAGTGACGTAGATCTTGCCTGTCTGCTTGTCTGCCGCTTGGAGTGCGTTGAGAGCCGTGAGGTCTACAGCTTCGATAATGTCGTCTACGTAGCTAGGAAGCTGTGTAGCTGGGACCTTACCATCAGTGTCCAGCCCAGCGACGCCGTTAGCGATACCGATGGACGTAGAGTTGATCTTAGCGTTCAACTCAGTCTGTAGGTTGGTTACATCGGCGATAGCGTGTGTGTGAGCCGAAGGAGCGAAGGTAGTAGGTACACCTGTAAGGGAGCTGTAGGCACCATCAAAGCTACCAGAGACAGTCTGAGGTTCCCACGTACTACCTGTGTCATTCCAAGCGAGTACCTGACCGTCCGTCGGAGCAGTCGCAGATACATCCGAGTGGCTGTCCAGAGCGTGAGCCGAAGGATTAAACTCCGTAGGTACGCCTGTAAGAGTGCTATAGGCACCATCAAAGTCAGCACCAGCGCCGTCTGCAAGCCAGAGACCTGCAAGACCTACTTTCCAAGTAGTCCCTTGGTTTGATAGCGTCCCGTTGGACGAACTAGATACCATCTCAATCGCAACATCATCACTCCATGAAGCTATTAGTATGCCGTCACGTCGGTGGATGGTAACAATGTCCTGCGAGTACCCATCACCCGAGAAGATTTGCCGCTTATCACCTGTTAGTGTGGCGTTCGTGTCGATGTATGCCTCTACTTCTAACCAGTACAAAACCGGCTCAGTATCTTGCCCGTGGTTCCACGTTAAAATATCTCCACCAGTTCCGAAGGTATTTGTTTGTACCTTGGTCTGCTCAATGACAGTGCCGAAGACACCGCCACCACCGCCACCACCAGCGATAGTCTGAGGTTCCCAAGTACCCCCAGCGTTGTTCCAAGCGAGCGCCTGACCGTCCGTAGGAGCCGTAGCAGCTACATCTGAGTGACTGCTTAGGGTGTGAGCAGACGGTGTGAAGTCCGCAGGTACACCTGTAAGAGAGCCGTAGGCACCATCGAACAACGTAGGTGTGTCCGTGAGGCTGTTGTAGCTACCGTCGAACAACGTAGGTGTGTTCGTGAGGCTGTTGTAGTCACCGTCGAACAACACGGGGAGGTTCGTGAGGCTGTTGTAGTTACCATCGAACAACTCAGAGGCGTTCGCAAGTTCAACCCAAGAGCCACTGTGGGCAAAGTAACCCTTACCCGTAGCGTGTACATGGGCAAACATGCCGTGGTACGAAGAGGCGTTCGGGAGGTCTACGAGGTTGGCGTAGACGTTGGAGTACGTGATCTGGTTATTACCAAAGTCAGCAGCAGCGTTAGGCTGTAGAGCCGTGTCCGCAGTTGTACCCTGAGCAGACGTTGCGTAGTCCGTAGACGCAGTAGCAGCCGCCGTACCGAGGGTAGGGCTTCCTGTAAGGGAGGCATACGTACCATCGAAGAGCACCGGCTGGTTTGAAAGGCTGTTGTAGTCGCCATCAAAACCCTGAACAACAGAGGTCGTTACACCAGTTACGTGACCGTAGGTATCAAACGTCAGGCCATCAACAAAGGTATCAGTCGTAGCTGTAATGTCGGTCTGCGTAGAGGTGTCGGCGTGGGAGATGGTACCAGCAGAAGTTACGTTTGCACCGGTCAGACCAGCACCTACGATAACCTCAGTAACCGTACCAGAACCTGTACCGTTAGCACCAGCGGCACCCTCGGGGATAGTGAAGTCGAGGATAGCAGCACCAGTGGTGCCGGAGTTGGTAACAGTAACAGTAGTACCCGGTGTGCCTGTAGTGACCGTACCTACGGTAACCGTAGCGGCATCACCAACGAGACCTTGGATACCTTGGGCACCAGCGTCACCTTGAGTACCCTGAGGACCGGTTTCGCCTTGGAGACCTTGGATACCTTGGACACCCTGAGTACCTTGGGCACCCACGAGGCTTGCAAGCCAAGCAGTCTCATCACCGATAAAGCCGTCAGCTACGGCTACAAGGTAAGCGCTAGTACCCGCTGGGCCGGTAGCGCCTGCGTCACCTTGGACACCTTGGAGACCCTGCACACCCTGAGGACCAGCTGGGCCTGTTTCACCCTGTGGGCCTTCAGGACCCGTGGGACCTGCAACACCCTGCATAGAGCTAAGCCATTCAGCTTCAGTACCTACAAAGCCAGCATCTAGCGCCGCCTCGTAAGCGGTATCACCGTCTGGACCTTGAGGACCTTGAGGCCCTGTAGCGCCTGCTGGACCGGTTCCGCCTTGGAGACCTTGGGCACCCGTAGGACCCGCCGGGCCTGTAGCGCCGGTAGTACCAGTTACACCAGTGTTACCTTGGGGACCTGTGGCACCCTGAGGACCTGTGGGACCCTGAGGGCCTTGAGGACCTGTAGACGCCTGATCACGGGCTTCTTCGGCGATGTCACGGTTAGACTTCAGGGCAAACTCGATGTCCGTAGGGCGGATCACAGAGCCAGCAGCGAAGGTGAATACATCATCTTCAGCAGAAGTAACTCGTTTAATTTCAACCTGCTCACTAGCCGCAGGAGCCGGAGAGAGGGTAACTATGGAAGTGTCGTAGTCGAGGGAGACTGTAAAGTTAGCCGTTACGTCATCGTTGGTGGCCGAAGTGTAGACCGTGGTGATAACGTAAGTGTCCGCAAGACTATCGAAGGGGTAGGTGAAGGCTGTAGTTGAGCCGTCGCCATCATAGAGAACAACAGTGTCTGCCATTACTCGATCCTTTTCCTTGGATTAGTGTGAAGGGTGGGAGGCAGCTACTAGAGCTGCTCTCCGTCTGTTACAAAGAGTTCAACCTCTTTACGTTCAAAGTTAGTCATGGTTTCGAAGACTGCGCCGCCTCGACGTTCTTCTACAAGCTTCTCTACCCGCTTAAACTCAGCAGTAGACGATGCTTTAAGATCCGCCATAAACTTGTTATATGCCGCATCTCGATAACCTTTAACGATGTCCTGAAGTACCTTCTCAGGTCGCTGCAAGGCATCACTGCCAGTGTTATCCTGTGTAGCTGGATCCTCACCCGCATTAGCCGCCGCTTTAAGAGTGCGGAATGCAACATTGAGTTCAGACTTCTCCTCTGTGAACTGCTCGTAGAGAGCATCATCGAGGGTAACCGGAGCTTCGTTAGCTCTCACAGGGAAGGTAGCATTCATAAGGCTTGCCGCCACAGCATCCGCAATGGACTGACCGCTCTCAAGATACACCAGCGAAAGGTCAATCTCGGTACCGGGTACCATGACCTTGTCTCGGGAAAGGTCTACACCATACTGGAGCTTCATCTCCTCCAAGTATGCCTTGGACTTGTAAGCCTCAGCTTGGTTCGACATAGGAGAGATACCACGGCCAAAGCCGGGTGTGAGGTGACCAGTGACAGAGCGCCGCTTGTTACCCACGTTCCACTCACCGATTGCCTGTAGGTTGTAGAAGTTTTCTTTAAGAGCCTCACCGGGGTTCTGCATGATGTCTAGCCTAGAAGAGCCACGCATCAGTTCTTCATCCACCACAGTCTTGATAGACTTTTGCAGTGGGTTGAAGGGTGAATATGCGGCCCCCTTGGACAACGCCCATTTCGCCAGAGCATCCTCAGGCCGCTTAGCATCAAACAGCTTCATGTTACTCTGAAGGCCACGCACAACAGACTGCTGACCGAAGGTAGCGTTAGTTGCGATAGCGAGAACATTCCCTACGTCCTGAGCCATGTTAAGCTCATCTGTAGTGCGGGAGGGGCTGTCAATGTAGTCGAGAACGGAGGTAGTCAGAGCAAATGCTGCAAAAGGGGTGAGCATCTCAGCAAAGTTAAAGGTAAGTTCCTTACCGTCAGCCTCTATGATGATACCTTGGTCAGTCTCTCCGAACTTGGAGGAGACGCCCTTAATACGAAACTCACCGGGATCGGGGAGATACATCAGTTCTTCATCGTCGTCTGCCGTACGGTTGAACGTCCATGCAGCAACCGCAGCGCCCATAGCAGCCGCAGGGCCAGCTAGGTAGTGGGCACGCATACTGTCGATGACACGCTGATCGGTTTCAACCTCAAGAGGCCGAGGGTTACCGAACTGATCCTTTACTGTCTCGCCCATTCCAAAGCCCATCTTTGCACGGGTTGTTTTAGATAACAGGGAGAAGCCGGGAATAGCCATGAAGAGACCCTCACGGCCAGTACGGAGGCCCATCCCAAAGAACGGGAACAGCGTCTTAACTGTCTTAGCGACTGCGTTGTTCTTACCAACTAACTGCTCAGCGCCTTTGATTGCACCTTGCTCTTTGTTACGGAAGCCACTTTCAGCCGCAAGCCTAATGTAAGCAGTGTCGTAGAAACGTCCACCAGCTTCAGTAAGTTCTGCCTTGTCACGGAAGGACATGAGCATAGCGCTCATCTCATCATCCGTCAGGTATCCATTCTTCTTTCGAAGGTCCTGCCACTTCTTCCCATAGAGACCCGTGAGGGCATCTAGTTCTACGTTGTGGTGGTAGAAAACTTGAGTAGAGAACTCAGAGATACCCGCAATGATACGGTAGGAGGCTGAGCCTAGAACACGCAGCCCAGCACGGAGGCCGAGCGTAGGAATAACGCCATTGATCTTAGAAGTGTCATTCCAAATGTCCTTGATGGACTTTGCACGGGTCATCTCAGCAGTAGCCATACCAAGGCTGTCAGCGGAGTTGGAGAGGTCCGCATTGGAAGTACGCCACACTGTAGCGAACCCCTTGAGGCCCCTACGTAGCTGCTTACGACCCTCAAAGAACAGAGCGCCCTTCTTAGCGATACGAGCGGTTTCTCCCAAGTTACCCTTAAAGGCTTCCGAGAGTGCCCGTGTGAGGCCACCTAAAGTACCGAGGTATGCCATACGCAGTGGCTCAACTACCATGTTGAGGGACCACACGTTTGCAGAGAGCAGCATGTTACCCTGACCGAACAGGAGGGTATCATCGAAGAGGGTGTTACTTTCATCATACTTCAGGGCAGAAAACTTCTGCTTACCCTTAGCTGTACCAGCCTCAAGAGCCTGTAGTTTCTGACCGAGTGCCTGTGGGGTGATCTCACCACGAGCGGCCTGAGCGTTGAGGATGTCCTCCATCGCCTTCTGGCCCTTAGGTGTGCGTACCTCACGAGCAGCACGAAGCAGTTGAGCGCCCTTACGGACCTCAGCCTTTTGCTTGGAGCCGATAGCAGCAGCGTCAGCTTGTAGCTCACGTACCGCAGCAGCAATCATAGGGAACTGCTTAGGGGACGTGTTTAGCTCTAGGATCCACTCTTCACCGGCTTCCTTAAGGAGCGGCGTGAGTTCCTCCATGGACTGCTCACCACGTAGTACCTTGCCGAGTACATCGATCTTACGTTCGATACCCTTGAGGTACACTAGGCGGGTGTTGAAGTCGGCGATAGCATCAGGAGTGTCCAACTCAATGAGCATAGACGCTGGGATGTTATCTCCATACTCCTTACGGAGCATCTTGAGGGTCTTCTTAGCGGCTGACTTAGCGGCAGGGAAGGTGGTACGTGAGCGGTCGTAGCGAGCCTTCATAGACCCCTTAACAGCGTCAAGACCATCAGCGATATCGTCATGTCCGATAGTAGACACAAAGTCTTTCATACCGGTCATGTTGTTAAGGACTTCAGGCTCTACGTCATCTTTAAGAGCAGCGCCTGCCGCCAGCTTGTTTTCTGCTGTACGAGCCGCTGTATCAGTGTCACGCATAGCGGCACTAACACGCTGGGCTACTACGTTATTGTAAGGAGCCTTAGTCGTTGTGTCTGTCGTAGGGGTAGCCTTAGGGGTCGTTTCGGACGCTGGGGTTTCCACCACGCCTGACTTACTGTTAGCAGGAGCCTGTGCAGAGTTCAGGAGATCGTTCTGCTGCTGCGCTGCGTTATCCAGCATACGTTCCGCAGGGTCTCCAATCTTATTGTTTACACCATCACCAGCGTTAGCCAGTAGTGAGGCCTGATCATCGGAGGCCCCCTGAAGGAGGCGTTCCGCAGGGTCTTCGATCTTGTTGTTTACACCATCACCAGCGTTAGCCAGTAGTGAGGCCTGATCATCGGAGGCCCCCTGAAGGAGACGTTCCGCAGGGTCTCCAATTTTATTGTTTACACCATCACCAGCGTTAGCCAGTAGTGCGGCCTGATCATCGGAGGCCCCCTGAAGGAGACGTTCCGCAGGGTCTTCGATCTTGTTGTTAGCAGGGGCTTCTACGTTGTCGAGGAAGGAACGGTTGAGTGCCTCAGATTGCTCTAGAGCTAGTTCCGCCTGCGCTTCAATAGCGATACCCCGTGCGTCGTCTGCTGCCTTGGTTGCACCTTTAAGGTCACCCTTGGCGAGAGCCGTTACACCAGCACCAGCGATTTCACCTACGGTACCGAACAGGCCACTCTCAGCGAGGAGCTTTGCACGGTTCAGCAGAGGCTCATCTTCTACCTCAGACATCCACAGGGGAGCAGAGGTACCAAGAGCAGTAACAGCGTTCTGAATAGCCAGCCCGTCGTTTTCCTCAAAGATGATCTGATCGATAGCAGCAGGCTTTGCGATAGCAATACCAGCTTTTGTTAGTACACCAGTGGCACCGAGACCGCCGCCTGTGAAGGCTGACAATACGGCGAACTCAGAGATCTCCTTTACGAAACCACCTGAGACGCTGTCGATCTGATCCATCTTTGCGAGTAAGGCGTCATGCTCTTCAGCCTTCTGTTTGCCAGTGTACTCCGAGGAGGCCGCAGGGAAGGCTTCCCGGTAGGCACGCATGGTGCCATGAGTAAGCTGATACTCACCTTGAATACCTTGCTCAAAAGAGTTCTGAGGAACCTCAGGTGCATCCTTAGTGATAAGTCCGAAGAAGAACTTACGAGGCTCACCGGGTTCTGGCTGAGCATTTTCGTTAAGCCACGCTAGTTCCTCAGGTGACTGGGGTGTCAGCTTGAAGAACCCTTCAGAGCGGTCGTCTTTCAAAGGCTCAGGCAGAGATGTAACTAACTTCTCGCCTAGCTTGTCCAACGACATTTCAGCTTGTTCAACACCAAGGCCCACACCTTCAATAAGGTCGTTACCCTGCGTAGGGGCTAACTTCCGTACATCGTTGGCAACAGCACCAGCCACGTCGCCGATAGCCTTGAATGCCCCTTGGTATTCTTCAGCGTCAGTGTCAGCGTCGTCAGCCTCAGGTACGTCTTGGATCTCCGCTGGGAGTTCTTCGAGTTTACGTGCGGCTGCTCTGTGGCGTGTACTGCTTTCATCCAGAAGGTGTAAGCCAGCAGCACCATGCTTATCTCTAAGAGCAAGGCGGTGAGCTTCATATTCTACGTCGTCTTTTTTTAACCCCCCGAAGTAATGGAGGTGGGCGATAGCCTTGTCTGATAGTTCCGGGTGAGCTTCCTTCATGGATGCTCCGTACGGGGTATAATCACCGAGGTCGTTGACCACCGATGCAAGGATATTCGTTTCATTGTCCGCCATTATCGGGGAGTTCCTTTAAGTTAATCAGCGAACGCTTGTGGGTCTAGCCCTCCGGTTGCTGTATCGTTTTCCATTGCAAGCCACTGTTGGCCACCTGAGGTCTGCTCAAGTGCTGGCCAGAGGAATGGGTTGCGTTTGGCCTGTGTCCACCACGCAGCGTTTTCTTTGACATCTGCAACCGCTTCACCAGCACCCGTCATGTTCCACTGCTCAACGAAGGCAGTAGTAAACATGTCTTTGTAGAGATTTTGGATACCTTGGTGACCGCCGTTAGCTTGGATCCACTCGTTCTCCGGTAGACCACTGTCAATAACCATGCTGCGGACACGGTTCTTCACTGTAACGGCAGTAGAGCCAAGGAGGTTACCACCAAACTCAAGATCATCGCTGTCGAAGATTGCGTTGTCTTCGGTGCCCATAGCGGCCATAAGAGCCTTGCCCTGAGAGAGCATAGTATCTCGGCCAGCCAAAAACGCATCGTGACTGTCGATCTTTACGTCTTCGTTGCCCCAATTAGTAACAAGATTGGTGGCATAGTTGGATGTATCGCCTGTAGCCTCTTCGTACGCAAACACCAGTTCCATCGCCTCAGCCTGCGTCTCAGCGTTAGCCATGTCCCGTTGTAGCCGCATCTTATGGGGAGCTAGGGCCGCACCCTTTAGTGCATCCGCTGGCTTAGCCAAGAACATGCTTTCAGCCTTGTCAGCCAAAGCGATTAACTGAGGGGCACGTTCGGGGTTCTGGGCGGCATAGGACATAGCATAATCTCGTACTTGAGAAGCCATTTCCATGCCCTGTGCAGGGTTCGCACGTCCTTGTACTACTGTGTCGAGGAGCATAGAGCCGTATTGCTTACGGAAGTTCTCGTACTCCTTAGCGTCTACAGCAGCGTCCAGCCTTTCTTTCTTAGCTACAGCCTTGTCACGGGCATCGATAAGAGCAACCCGAGTATCGCTACTGAGTGTCTTTGCGAAGTCCTTGTCCTCAAGTACCGCCGTGATTGTCTCAGGGCTTTGCGTGAGGGACGTAGCGACGATGAGGGCATTACCGACAACACCGCTAGGGTTATCTACGCCAGCCTTAGCTAAGAGGGTTGCAGCCTCAGAGAGGGTGGCTTGGAGTTCTTCGGGCGTACCATCAACGCTGATCTGACCTTCGAGAGTGGACACGAGGTCCTCACCCATATGCTCAAGACGACGTTGCTTAGCTTCAGTCGCCTGCGTAACCATCTTCTTGTTAGCGTAGGTGCGGTACTCAGCCATCATCTTGGCCTGCATCTCAGGTGGGTAACCTGACATCATTGCCTCGCCCTGATCTAACAGGAACGCTTGTAGCTTGTTGTGTCCGTCTTCTACGTCATCACCGAAGGCATCCCAGTTCGTCTCACGCTCCATATTGGCAACGGTACGAGCATAGTCAGCGCCCATCCGCCCCTCTTGGTACGCTTGATGAAACAGGGGGCTATCTTGGACAGACGATCCACGGCTAGAAACACCAGCTTCGCCATCTTTGATACCCCGTAGGGTTTGGCGCTGGATCTCTTCGTTCTGGAACTTCTGCGCCGCCTGTAGTTCAGACTGACGCTGGGCGTTCTGGTAACGATCTACTTGCTGGTTTACACCTTTGAGAGACCCCGAGAGAGACCCGAGAGCATCCGCAAGTGCCTTAGAGCCAGACCGGTCGTTGCCGGGGCGCATGTATGAAGCCCGGTTACCAATCTGACCAGCAGAGGATACCGGTGAGTTTAGTTTAACTGGTTCACGAGCCATAAGACTTGTTTCCTTGCTTGATGTCGTTGACGTTGCTGTTCTGCGCTACCGCATCCCCAACGCTACCCAACATGCCCACACCGAACTCAATCCAAGGGGCAATCTTCTGGAGACCCTTGATGTCATCTGAGACCGGCATCTGCCGGGGGTCGATAACGGTATTGACTTGGTTGTCACGAGCAATCTGGAGGTTCTGGATGTCTTGGTAGAAGCTGTCAGCAGCGTTCTTACGTGTTTGTTGGAACCTACGGGCACCCTTAGAGGTCTGTGAGGAGATGTCGTTAAACGTCTCTCGTGCAGACACACCAGACAGGTTAGAGGCACCGGTAGACGCAACAGCGCCCGAGCGTGCCATACGGCCTGTCATTTCGAAGTCGAAGGCCTGTTGGCGTACGGTAAGATCATTCTGGAGGAACTTGAGGGCCGTACTGTCTACACTAGCGTCGTACGTAGCAGCAGCAGCCGCCTTGTTACGCTCGTAGTAGGCAACCTTCTCAGCCCGTTCCTGAGCAGCTTGTTTCTCAGCCGCATAGTTGTTGAAGAGGCTAGACGCTCCCTGCTGTAGGAAGTCCACGGCAAGCCCAGCGCCCTGAGACGCAAGGAAGCTACCAGCGCTGCCAAGCATACCACCACCGGCACCTGAGGCAGCAGCAGTACCACCACCGGCAGCAGCAGCGCCGCCCCCAGCAGCAGCGGTACCACCAGCGGCAGCACCTGTGGCACCTAAGCCCATAGCATTGGCCGCTAGTCCACCTGTGAGGCCCACAGCAGCCGCACCGCCGACACCAAAGTCAACTAATGCGTTCTGCTCGTAGCTACCTGTTACGCCGTATTCTACGCCGTCGTAGGCTTGGTTAGCAGCGGACCAGCCACCAGCAGCACCAGCGGCAGCACCGAGAGGGCCACCCAGAAGGAAGCCCCCGATGCCACCACCGACACCACCTACAAGGTTGGTGCCGAGGTTGCCGATGTTATTCCAGAAGCCACGGTCTTCTTCCCAGAGGCTATCTGATCCGTCGTTTTTGAAGTCAAATAGACCCATAGTTAGATCCTCCGAGCTTTCGGTTGATGGTCACCGAACCAGTCTACGTGCAAGATGTTGCTACGGAATGGTCCAGAGTTCTTGATTGAGATCACAGCGTTGTCGTTACGGAGCATCACAGGGACCTTGTGGAACCCACTGTCGAACGTCACCTTGCCACTGAAGATGTCAGTGAAACCGGCACGAGGGCCAGCGGCATAGGAACGTGTAGGGCGGCCACGAGAAGCAATGTCCACGTCGAAGGACACACTGTCTGCGTATGCTACGTTGAGGTGCTGAAGCTGAAGTCGTCCATCCGTCATCACCATCTCGCCAGAGTTATCCTTCTTAGGGATACGCCGGTAGATCGTGGAGAGAATGACCTCCATATCATACTGCACGCCAACAACGATGTTGGAGAGATTTGAGGTAACGTCACCGGGTACGAACAGGTTGCCACCAGAGGTGATCCGGTCGTACGGCAGGGTGTTACCGCTAGAGAGATCCCAGACCTCTACGTTGAGGAGGTTGGCATCGTAAGGGATGTTGAGAAGCGTCTCATCCTGAGCGCTGTAGTAGGACCCTGTAGGGGTTACAGCGTAGTCGAGGAGCAGCCTGTCTTCTATTTCGTTCTGGTCTCGGATGTCGATACGGATAAGCTCACGTTCGCCTCCCAAGCCTGCTACTAGGAACAGGTGGTCGTCAAACATCGCCAGACCCTCAATGGACCCCTCACCGATCTCCCAACGTGACCATGCGGATTGCACCTTGGTCTCTCCAGCCATCTCGAACTTGTAGATGTAGAGAGCACCAGCGTCACCTGTGGAGTGGATAGCGATGAACTTGTGGTCACGACTTACGGCCATGCTACTTGCACCCGAAGGGATGTACTGAGGCACAGCGATGGTAAGGTCGTTACCGAGGATACGTTCATCAGAGAGCCGCAAGTAGAACTCACGAACCTGAGTGAAGGTACCGATGTCGGCAGCAGCGATAGCTGTGTCACCGAGAACGATAGGCTTAACTTCTGTAGACACCTTGTAGTCCGCCACCTGAGCAGCCGTCACGGTAGAGCCTGTGATGACACCGTTAGGTGAGTAGACGATGAACTGTCCCTTGTCAGAGTGAAGGAGCAGTTGGTTACGAATAGGGGTAGCAGCGTAGAGAACGTTCACTCGCCCGAAGTTGAGATCCACGTCGATCCGCTCATCCTGCTCCACCTGAATAGCCGTGGTGCGGTAGAAGTTACTAACCGCTTGGCTCTCAGAGAGCGAGATGCTTTCCCCAGAGAGAAACCCGAGGCGTCCCTGAAACATAAACACGTCGTTGATCTCACGGTCTACGAAGGAGGGGCTTTCGTTACTGTCAGCCGAACCAGCGAGCCGGTCTTCCCACACGTACGCACGGAGATCAAAGGTACCGTTAGGCTGCCGAATGAGTACCTGAGGCATCGTATCGGCATCTAGCGTTTCCTGAGCGTCAGGGCCTACAGTTTCCTGCCAAGCCTGTCCGCTCCACTGTACAAAGTAATCGTCAGCAGCGAGACCCTTCTTACCAGCAACACGTACCAGCTGGCCTTCTACGCCATGCTGAGGTAGCTCTTCGAAGTCAGAGACAACGGAGGAGACGTAAGTACAGTTGGCACCTGAGGGGCCGTTGAAGGATACGATGTAGAACTCACGGTTACACCCGAGTTCACCCACGGCATCGTGAGCATGTCCCTTAGTGTTGTCTGAGATTACCCAAGACTGGCCACCTACGGAGGACGTACCGGACACCGCAGTTGCGAGTGAGGAGATAGCATCCTTGATGGAGTTGAGCGTGGTTGTATCGTTCTCGTTAGTCGCCGACACACTGTCAGTCGCCTGAGCGGTAACACTGTCATACTGTGGTGATGTAGAGCTACCTGTTGCCCAATCAGAGGTTGCCTGAGAGTGAGTGTTGGTAATCGAGGGTGTAGTCGTAGACCGGGCACCAGCAGTGACCGTAGAGGTCGAGGTACCAGTCGTACGAGACTTACTGTCGTAGGTAGCCGAGCGGTAGTATGTTGTTACTACGCCAGCGTCTTCCACGTCAGTTGCCACCACGAGAGTGTACTTACCACCACCAGAGTGACCAGCGATAGCGAAGGAGGCGTTACGGCCCAGAAGAGGGCGTGTGTCAGCCACAGTGTTCGCTAGTACAGTCTTGGTGCGGTTTACGAAGAACGTGTAGTCACCCACAGTGGTTGCCCTGAGGTTTGCTGAGGGATCACTACAGGTCATGTAGGTGGAGGCGTTGCCTACTACATTTACAGTCTGGGCTGTGCCGTTGAGGTCGAAAACCTCGACAGAGCCGTCAGAGTTTGCCGTTACGATATACTTCTCAGCAAGGTCACGGTCGATTGTATGTACAAAGGTTGAGGTACCGAGCGCATTGCTGGTCAGGTTGCCGATATGCTCAGCACCCCGCCGCTTGTTAAGCCCATGGACCGCCGAGAGGTAAGCGTTTGTTACGCTGTCAGCAGCCGTAGGAATGCGTAGCTCAGGTACCTGTTGAGTGACACCGCCAGTTAGACTGGGGATGCTATCAGACAGGTAGGGCATTAGTAGCCTCCGAGGTGACGTGAGGAGATGTAGTTAGAGAGCGGGTTGTCCCAGAGTACGTTGCGGTCTGCGTTCTTACCTTCGTCCTGCTTTAGAGCGACGTAGGCACGGGAGGCTTGAGCCTGCACTTGGGCCATGTCAGCGTCTGCGCCTACTACACGGTTCATGTAGCGGTGCTGTGCGTCGAGGGTAATGAAGCGACGGGCTTCTTCTGGGAGATCATCGAAGTCCCAAAGGTAAACCAAGTCGGCATACACTTCGGTCTCGAAGGTAGCCGTGAAGTCAACCATGTTGAACAGCTTGGAGTTACGAATGGTGAACCGCTGTGTACGGTCGTTCCACCCATTGACATCCGTAGCGTCCACTCGGGTGACGTTGGTAGGGACAAAGATGTTGTTGTTCGTGTCAGGTGTGAGCTTAGCCTTACGGCGAGTGTTCCAACTCCAGCCACGGCTCTGCAATTCACGGGAGACCTCATCGATGACTTGGATGGCAATCTGTGCCTCGGCAATGTCGTCTACGAGGTTTGATACGGGGTACTCGCCTACAGCCGTCAGTAGACTGTTCACTGCATCGAGTTTGGTAGATGGTGTAAGCATTGTATCCGCCTTAGGTTGATTTTAAAAGGGGAGCCCCGCTAAGGACCCCCCTTGAAAGGTAGTTTATGACTTAAGCGTCAGCAGCTTTACGTACTTCGTACAGAGCCGAAGGACGCAGAACGTCGGAACCGAAGAGCATCTTGGAAGCGAGCAAGGTGCCCTGCTTAGCTACAGAGTACTCAGTCTCGGTAACCATGTCCTGAGCCTTGATCATGCCAATGGCAGAGGAGTGCATGAACATGCCGAGCGTGTCGGTAGCGTTGATAGCGTAATCGTCGCCGAAGCCGCCAGTAGCGGAGTTCATTGGCGTACGGCCATCTGGACCGGTGTTGCTGTTAGCGGTACCGTTGATCGCCATGTGGTTGGTCTTGATCAGGTTAAAGCCTGCAACTTGGTACAACTCAGCCTTAGCGAAGTCACCGTTCGTGGACAGGTCACGGTTCAGCAGCTTGGAGACAGTTGTGTCGTTGCTGTTGATCAGAGCGTAGTAGGTAGACGGAGCTACGTACAGAGCACGATCTTCGTATGGGATGTCTTCCATGTCGAAGTATGCAGCAGCTTCAAACGCAGCGTTGATAAGCTCAGCAGCGCCACCAGCGGTGCCTACGTGCTTAGTTACAGCGTTGTTCAT